CCCTGGTAGCGTGTTCTCTAAGGGGGATGCGATAATATTATTTAACAATACGGATGAATTTATCTCTATTCATTCGTTAGTGGAAAACTCTTATCGCTCTTCTCGCGCAAAGAAAAGGGCATTCATAGAGTTTCCTCCTAGATCATTAGCAAATGCTGTTTTTATTGACGACAATATTGTAGTTATATCAGTGGGGTTCTAAATGAGCGGCATACTCTTGGCTTTTGTTGGTGCATCTTTTGGTGGCGGCGGCGCGTTAGTTGTTGACGGCACCTTCTCTGGTGCCCCAATGGCGGTAGTTTCCTTTGGTGGCTAAGCATGGAACCTCAGTTCTTAATTAATGTTGGCTTTGCCGCTGCCGGTTTCTTTGGGGGTTGGCTCATCAACAGCATGACCCGCTCTATTACGCGTCTTGAAGACAAGATGTCTGACCTTCCTTTGCTTTATGTTAACAAGGATGATTACAAGTCAGATATTACTGACATGAAAAATATGCTGAGTAAGATCTTTGACAAACTTGATGGGAAGGCCGACAAGTGAAATATGGATCCGATTACGATTGGGGCGGCCTTCGCGGTCGCCAAGGCGGCAGTTGCTGGCGTAAAAGAGGCAATCGCCCTCGGTAAAGAGGTACAGGAGTGCTACCACGACATTAGCGCATTCTTTACGGCGCAGGGGGAGATCCAGGCTGCGGTAATACAGCAGGAGCATGACCAGAAGCTTGGTAAGCAGAAGGACGCTACCGCTGAGGCGCTTGATGCGATGTTTGCGTCGCGCCAGATGTTCAAGATGGAAGTGGAACTCCGTGAGGCTTTGATTTACGGCTCCGGTAACGAGTCTGGTCTGTACGAAGAGATGTGCCAACGGCGGGACGCTATTATCCAAGAGCGTAAGAATGCCCTTGAGGAAGAAGCCCGGCAGATTCGGCTAAAAGCATACGCCATCAAACGCAAGAAAGAGCAGCGGATTCAGAACATTCAAGAGTGGCTGGCAGTCGTTGTGGGCGTGTCGATTAGCAGTTTTATTATGTATGCAGTGTGGTGGATGTTTAGGCACGGGGGTGACGAATAATGTTGACATTACTTTCTACGCTGATAAGTTTCCTGATGGGCGGTTTGCCTAAAGTTTTGGATTTCTTCCAGGACCGTGCCGATAAAGGGCATGAGCTCAAACTAGCCGCCATGCAGACTGAGCGTGAGCTACAACTGGCTGCCGCTGGTTACGCTGCCCAGGCAAAGATTGAGGACATCAAGCTAGACGAGATCAGGGTCCAATCCTCCGCGGATACTCAGCAAGCCTTAATGGGTGCCCAGCAGGCTGAAATGCAGGCTATCTATGCCCACGACACAAGCCTGAACGAGGGCACCAGCCAGTGGATGAAAAACCTCCGCGCCGGTGTGCGCCCGATTATCACCTTCGGCTTCTTTTTCCTGCTAGTGGCCATTGACATCGGCCTGTACATCCACGGCATTAACAATAATGTATCTTTTGACATCCTCGCAGATCAACTTTGGGATGACGAGACTCAGGCCTTGTTTGCCGCAATAATAAGCTTCCATTTTGGGGGCCGGGCGTTTGGCAAATGAAAGTCAGCCAACAATGCTTAGCAATGATTCGGCACCACGAAGGAATCAAGCTTCGTCCCTACCGTTGTCCGGCTCTTTTGTGGACATGCCTTGTTGGGCATGTATGCGACCCGAACCACGCAAGGATCCCGTTAGAGCAGAGGAAGTCTCTGCCGATACCGGAGGGGTGGAATCGACAGTTTACGATGGAGGAGGCTGATGCGGTGCTTTCTAAGGATCTTGAGAGGTTTATCCGAGGCGTATCCAAGTATTGCCCTAGTCCTATTACTCAAGGGCAGCTTGACGCATTGGTCAGCTTTAGTTTTAACCTAGGCCTTGGCACTTTACAAAGAAGCACCTTACGGCAGAAGCATAACCGGGGTGACTACGAGGGTGCCGCAAATGAATTCTTGAAGTTTACGAAGGCAGGTGGGAAAGTACTGAGGGGGCTTGTTACTAGACGAGGTGATGAGCGGTCCCTGTATTTGGCCAAATAACTACACGTTTTACATAGTTGCAACATGACCTTAAAATGGCCGTAAGTCTATGAAAGTTTAAGGAAAGTACCATGACCTCCGCAGTTGTGATGACCTATGACAGCCTAGTGGCTGACGTGATCTCCTACCTGGAGCGGACTGATACCGCCACGGTAGACAAGATTCCTACTTTTATTATGTTAGCTGAGCAGGTAATTGCCAGCCAGATCAAGTTTCTAGGCAACCTGACGGTCCAGGAAAGCCAGATGATTGCTACGCAGTCGGTGATTGATAAGCCTGCCCGGTGGCACAAGACGGTCTCCATGAACGTGACAGTGGCCAACAACCGGTATCCGGTCCTGTTGCGCAAGCCTGAGTACCTGCGGGAGTACTGGCCGAATCCTAGTGAGACGGAAGTTCCGAAGTTTTACTCTGACTATGACTACACCCATTGGCTAGTGGCGCCTACGCCTGACCTTGACTATAACTTCGAGGTTATCTATTACGAGCGGGTTCAGCCGTTGAGCTCAACTAACCAGGTTAATTGGTTCACAACCTATGCCCCGCAGGCCATGCTGTACGGGACGTTACTGCAGTCGATGCCGTTCTTGAAGAACGATGACCGGATGCCTATGTGGCAGGCTCAGTACGACCTTATTATCAACACTCTGAAGGCCGAGGATGCGATGCGCATAGCCGACCGTCAGGCCGTCGCATTGGACTCCTAACTATGTCATATAACAGCCCCTTTACAGGAAACGTAGTCCAGCCGACGGACGTTTCTTATCGTTACATAGAATTAACCGCGGATCTACAGCTAGAGTGGCCAATTAACGGCACCACGGCTGACGGTGCGGCTGCGAGGATTATGGACGTTCTGCCTAGCCAGGCTGGGTGGGACTTGATCATGCCGCCGGCGAATCAGACATCGGTAGGCACTGATGCGATGATTTACAACGTCGGCAATTTTAGTTTTACAGTAACCGACTTTGATGGCGGGACCATTGTTGCGATTGCCCCTGGGGAAGCCCAGTATATCTACGTAACAGACAATGCTGACGAGGCCGGCACTTGGAACGTTTTCCAATTCGGTGCTGGGACTTCATCGGCTGATGCGGCGGTACTAGCTGGGTACGGCTTAAAGGCCATCTCTACGACCTTAAACCAGTCGCACAGTACGGTAACGTTCTCATCTAACTATACGGCTGTAGCGGCCGACAGGGCCTCATGCTACATCTGGAACGGCGGCGCTGGTACGTTTACCATGCCTACGCCTGCCTCCCTGGGCAACGATTGGTTTGTATTGGTGCGCAACGGAGGCACCGGTTCATTGGCGGTTACCCCGGCTAGTGGAAATATTAACGACGTTGCATCGGTTAGCTTGCAGCCTGCTGATTCTTGCTTTGTGTGCTGCTCTGGGACGGCGTACTTTACGGTTGGCTTAGGTAAGGTGTCGCAGTTTAACTTTACGCAGCTAACGAAGTTGGTAACGAACGGCACCTATACCTTGACCTCTGCGGAGGCCGCTAACGTTGTCCAGAAGTATATTGGGACATTGACCGGCGCGGTGACGGTAGAGATCCCGCAGACGGTGCAGGTTTACTACATCTCTAACCAAACCACGGATCCTGGCCCTTACGATATTACCTTCACAACTGGCGTAGCTGGCTCTAATACGGCGGTTGTGCCTGCCGGCAACCAGGTTATTTTGTTGTGCGATTCGGTAAATATTTATAACGCAACAACAATTAGCGCCGGGGCAAGCATTTCGTCTTTGTCTGACGGGACGGTTGTTAACCCTTCGCTCAACTTTTCTTCTGAGACAAACACCGGCATGTACCGGCCAGGCTCTGGGGAGATTGGTTGGTCTGTTCTTGGGGTAAATGAGATGACCTTAGCGGCCTCAGGTTTAACTATTCCTAGCGGTATCGCTGGTGGTGTCTTCACATGACCCAAAAAGTCTTTGCGCTTGATACTGTCGCTGGCATTCAGCGGGACGGGACGCTTTTTGACAAGGCCTACTATACCGACGGCAAGTGGGTCAGGTTCCAGCGTAAGCGCCCTCGTAAGATGGGCGGGTACCGGGTTATCTCGGCTCAGCTCACGGGCCCATCACGGGGTATCTGGGTTAATCCAAGGAACGGCCTTACCTATATTTTTAGCGGGTACAGTGACAACCTGCAGACGCTAACGATTGACAGTAACGGGGTTGGATCTGGTGTTTTAGACTTTACGTTAAATAACTTCACGCCATCGAACCTTAACCTTTGGCAGTTTGACGGTTTTTATGATGTGGCTGGGTCTGGTCTATCAACACTCGTGGCTCATCCAGGTCAAAACTTGGCTGTAATTGATAACACCACGAACACGCCTGTTTTGATTGGTGACGTAACAGGCACGACCTTGTCTCAGATTGGTGTTTTTACGGATAGTGTAACGACAACAAACGGCTTGGCTACAATTACCTTGGCGGCTACTAACATCTTAATTGCTGCTGGCCAGTCTATAACAGGTGCGGGGATACCTGGCGGAACAACGGTCGTGTCTGTTGTTAGCACGACGGTTACCTTGTCTGCTAACGCTACGGCAGACGGGACAGTTACCGCTACTTTTAACAACAACGTCAGCGTATCAGGCGGTGTTGTAGTGCTCCACCCTTACGTGTTTGTTTTTGGTAATGACGGCTTAATTAGAAACTGTTCTGCCGGCAATGCACAGGATTGGGTCTCCGCGGACGCTAACGAGGTGAATGTAGCCTCTGGGAAGATTGTTAAGGGGTTACCAGTGCGCGGAGGCTCTAACAGCCCCTCAGGCCTGTTCTGGAGCTTAGATAGCCTTATACGCGTCTCCTATGCCCCTCAGTCGTTAGGCATTGCAGGAACGGCTAACTTTTCTACCCCGACCTTCTGGCGTTACGACATTATCTCAAGCCAGACCTCAATCTTGTCCTCGCAGTGCGTGATTGAGTACGACGGTATCTATTATTGGATCGGCGTTGATCGATTCCTTCTGTACAACGGTACGGTAAAGGAAATTGAAAACAACATGAACCAGAACTACTTTTTCGACAACCTGAACTATGACGCCAGGGAAAAGGTTTGGGTAACAAAAGTACCTCGATATGGTGAGGTTTGGTGGTACTACCCGCGTGGGGATTCCACTGAATGTAACGACGCGATTGTCTACAATATTCGTGAGAATACCTGGTACGACGCCGGTGGTGCTATTGGCGCCCGACGCTCTGCTGGGTACTTCTCACAGGTGTTTGCATTTCCTGTCGCGGCCGATTGGGTGACGACGGTATCGGAGTCTGTTTTTGAGGCAAGTTTTGCCACTGTTAATGGCTCCCCTTATCTTAAAACCGCGACCTACTACCCTGACGTTATCGTAGGCCAGATTATTAGCGGGACGGGGATTACTGTTGGCACCGAGGTGCAGACGGTCACAACTAGCGGCATTAACGGTCTTGGGGCTATTACGGCCGGATCTGGGTATGTAAACGGTTCGTACCTAAATATTCCATTTATAACCGGCAGCGGCTTTAACGGGACCGCTAATATTACTGTTGCCGGCAATGTTGTCACCGCTGTCGCAATCGTAAACCCTGGCGCTGTCTATGAGGTCGGTGACGTGCTTGAAGTTGACGATGCTGACTTAGGTGGTGGGTCTGGATTCTCGATACCCATTACCTCTATTTGGACGATGGTTATCACGATGACGGCTAACGCTACGGCGACCGGCACAGTGCTGTTAACGTTTAGCACGCAGCCAGATCTGATTGAAATATTCCAGAACGAGTACGGCACTGACTATGTAAATGGCCAGAACGCGGTTGCTATTGAGAGCTATTTTGAGACCAACGACCTTGGTTGGGTCAGCGGCGGTCCTTCTGAGATGTCCCCGGCTGGAACTAACCGATGGCTGCGCTTAGAGCGCGTTGAGCCTGACTTCATCATGACAGGTGAGATGAACCTTGTTGTAACTGGGCGTCCATTTGCACAGGGTGATGACCAGGAGTCTACTCCGTATGTGTTTGACGCTAACATTGGCAAGATTGACATGAAGGAGCAGCGCCGGGAGTTACGCCTGCGGTTCATTTCAAACATTGTTGGTGGTAACTATCAATTAGGTAAGTTGCTGCTGAATGCAGACCTTGGCGACGTTCGAGGTTTCGGATCATGATGAGCATTGGCGTCAGCCCTCCGCTTGTCTATGACCCTCGGTATCATACGTTTGATTCTTGGGCATGCCTGATGGTTGAGCAGTACGCGGCGAATCAACTTGCTATTCCTACGCCGGGTATGGACTGGACCGAATGGGCTCGTGGGTTAAAGGCAATTGACGTGTTCACGAACGAAGGTATTCCGGGTCCCGTTGGGTTTGATAACTGGTTTGATTGGGCATCTGCATTGTTAGGCGCCATCAACCCTAGCGTGGCGTAAAGGTAAATTATGGCTCTTACTTATGGTCAAAAACAGGCTCAGTTAACGAGCGAACTAGGACGCCCTCCAACTGCAAAAGAGATGAGCGCGGCAATTTCTCCAGCAAAGACGGTAGCAACTACTACCGGTGGTTTGCCTGCAGTTGAGGTTGGCGTGCAGCTTCCTAAAAATCTTATGGGTGGGGTAGGTGCTGCTACGGTAAGCGGGGTAACCGCTGCTCCTGTAACAGGTGGCTTAACTGTAGCCCCTACAACGTCTTTTGTTGGCCCTGCTGCCCCTGCTGGCTTAGATAAACCTGCGCCTACCATTGCCCCGTTAACGTACTCCCCAACGCCAATTACTCCTGCCCAGCAGCAGACTGTTACGGCCGCTGAGACTGCCGGCCCTGCTGCGCCTACTGGGTTAGGTCAGCCATCGCCAATAGTAAGCCCTATATCGATTTCTCCGACCCCAACCGGCGCCCCGCTGGCTGCTGCTGATAAGTTAAGTACGCTATATGCCGACGTTCTCGGTCGTGCAGACGCCAAATTAGCAGACCCAGAAGGGTTCCAGTACTGGCTAAACACCATCGGTGCAGACAATGCGATTACGCCGGAAGAGGAAGAGATTTGGCGAAAGGCTGCTGAGCCTGAGTTAGAAAAGAAGACAATAGGTCAATACACCGGCGCCGTTCCTGCTGCGGACGTTAAGAGCTACTTTGACGCCAATCAAGATAGCCCAGGCTTAGTTGCTGCGTATGCGACAAGAAACAATATTCCATTAGAGCAGATGGCGTTGGCTACCGGCAAGACCGTAGATGATTTATCTAAGTTTTACGATACCTTTTATACGCCTATTGATTATTCTAAGGTTGAGGATTACAGCAAAGACTTAGCTACAGGCAAGACCCTATTCGGCACCGGTGGGCAGTTTGGCTACACGAAGGGCGTAGCGAACCTTGACGCTAACGCGGTAGATAAATTTCTTACTGAGCAAAGAGACAAGGCATCAAGCCAGGTCATGGGCGGTGGTGTTTTAAACCCTAATGTTATATCTGGCG